TATGAGCAAGGCAAGATTGATGTTGGTGGTGACAAGCCTGTAGACAAGACACATGTCTTAACCACGTACAGCAAAACTGTTGGAGGTGTGCAATGAAGAAATGTGGCGATTGCTTCTACTCTGAAACCGATGGTGCCAGCCAACCTTGTGTTGACTGCACCGCTGAGGGAAACAAATTTATTGCTAAGTTACAAGTGACTGGTGTCAAGTATGACAAAGATAAACCACAATGGTCGTTGCTACCCTTCAAAGCTTTAACTGAAGTTGTTGAGGTGCTCACATATGGTGCAAAGAAATATGCTCCAGACAATTGGAAGAAAGTACCGGATGCTCGTCGTCGCTATATCGACGCAGGCTTTCGACACTTCACTGCTTATGCCAGTGGTGAAGCACGTGATCCAGAGACTGGTAAGCATCATCTCGCTCACGCTATTTGTTGCCTACTCTATCTTGTAGCATTTGATTTGGGAGAACACAATGACTAAGATTGTTGTCACCTTTGAAGCTGAGATTGATGTGGATGATCTTGGTGTTGAGTACACCAACGAAGACTACCTCGTCGATGCTGTTAAAGAACACATCATTTATGCAATGGATAAGCTGGACGCTGAAGTTACATTCAGCAAAGTAGACGTAGAAGGACTGGAATGAAACTAACAATCACTGATGCCGAGAACGGTTTTGTTGTAGCGGTAGAGGAAAACGACAACAACTTCTTTTACTTCGTAGCACTGGATGTTGAAGATGTCTGTGCCATTGTGCAGAACATCTTGGTCGATCCTGCTGATATGTTGGACATGACTAACGTTGCCTTTGAAGCTGTGCCAAGTGACAGATAAGAAACGCAATGGTGGTGAATGGACAGAGGCGCGATTCAAATCTTTCGTGACCTCTGCCCTACGTGCTGCATCACGGCGTTGGCCTCCGAAGTACAAAGCTTTGAAGGAAGCTTTCGTGGGCAAGCAAGTGAATGCAAAGACTGGTAAGATGGCTATGCATTACAAGTGTGCTGAATGCAAAGATCTCTTTGTTGCTACCGATGTACAGGTTGACCACATTAAACCCGTTGTAGACCCTAAGAAGGGGTTTGTTAGCTGGGATAGTTTCATCGACCGTATGTTCTGTGAGATAGAGAATTTGCAGGTCATGTGTAAGCCGTGTCACAAAATCAAAACTGATCAAGAGAAACTTGAAAGGAAGAAGAAATGAAGAAGGAGTTGTTCTGATGCACATCGAAATTGAAATGTACAAAGAAAACGAAGACGGGTCTGCAGACTTCAATGTCAACCTTGACCAAGAAGCTATTGAGTTCCTTATTCGTAAAGCCTTAGTTGATTGCGTTAAAGAAGGTATTGAGAACGGTAAACTTGCAACACCAACCGAGGGAGAACAGTAATGTTTCTGTCCCTACTCACACTGCTGTTTGTTGCTTTAAAACTAACAGGTTTTATTGACTGGAACTGGTGGTTTGTTGTCATGCCAATTCTTGCCAACGCTGCACTAACTGTCTTATTCATCGCGCTTGCTGCACTTTTAGAACTTAGGAAACTGAAATGAACTTCGACCAATATCAACGATCAGCCATGACCTTCCGTCTGCCTACAGCAGACCGCGAATATGCCCTTCTCAACCTTGTTGCTGAAGCTGGTGAAGTGGCAGGTAAGGCTGCAAAGCACCGCCGAGATGGGGGTGATGTTGTTGAATATAACAATGCCATCAAGAAAGAACTTGGTGATGTGCTGTGGCAGGTTGCTGCTGTTGCTAAAGACCACGGTCTTATGCTGTCTCAAGTGGCTGAACACAACCTTGAAAAGCTGTCATCAAGGCAACAGCGTGATGTCATTCAGGGCAGTGGTGACAATCGATAAATGGTATAACTCCTACCCCTCCCTCAACCAAGCAGCTTCGGCTGCTTTTCTTTCCTATAACACAAAGGTATTACTCCATGAAATTCAAGGTTGACATTGACCTATCCCGTGACGCATTGTTTGACGAACTCGGACTACAGCGTCTTAAAGAAAGCTACATGAAAGAAGATGAAGCAAGTCCTCAAGAACGTTTTGCATTCGTGTCGTCAGCATTTGCTAGTAATAAAGATCATGCTCAGCGACTTTATGACTACTCTAGTAAACACTGGCTCAGCTACTCTACACCTATTCTATCTTTTGGTCGCTCTAAGCGTGGGCTTCCTATCAGTTGTTTTCTTAATTACATGGATGATAGTGCAGAAGGTCTTGTCAATAATCTTTCGGAAACAAATTGGCTATCTATGATGGGCGGTGGTGTCGGTATTCATATCGGCATTCGTAACAGTGACGACAAGTCCACTGGTGTTATGCCTCACTTGAAAATCTATGACGCTAGTTCATTGGCCTACCGTCAAGGACGCACTCGTCGCGGTAGCTATGCTGCCTATCTTGATATTAACCATCCTGACATTCTTCAGTTTCTGGAGATGCGTAAGCCCACTGGTGACCAGAACCTTCGCACATTGAATATGCATCACGGCATCAACATGTCTGATGAATTCATGAACATCATTGAACGATGCATGAAAGACGACAACGCAGACGATGCCTTTAACTTGGTCAACCCCGCTAACGGCGAAGTGGTTGAGACAGTGTCGGCTAAATATCTGTGGCAAAAGATCTTGGACTTGCGTATGCAAACAGGTGAACCCTATCTGATTTTCATTGACACAGCTAACAAAGCTATGCCATCATGGTTGCAAGACAAGGGCTTCACAATCAACGGCAGCAATCTCTGCACTGAGATCTTCTTGCCAACAAACAAAGAGCGCACTGCTGTGTGCTGCTTGTCTTCATTGAACTTGGAATACTATGATGAATGGAAAAAGGACAAGCAGTTTATCCGCGATGTTATGGAGATGCTGGACAACGTGTTGCAATACTTTATTGACAATGCACCAGACACTATTGCCCGTGCTCGTGCCAGTGCTTTGATGGAGCGAAGCATCGGTATTGGTACATTGGGTTTCCATGCGTTCCTTCAGAAGAAGGGTGTTGCCATTGATGGCGTTATGGCTAAGAGTTTTAACAATGAAATCTTCAAACACATACACAGTGAGTGTGCCGATGCGGATACTACTTTGGTTGCTCTACGTGGCGAATGTCCTGACGCTCATCTCAGTGGTGTTCGTCGGCGTTTTAGTCATTGGACCGCCATTGCTCCGAATGCTAGTAGCAGCTTGATCATGGGCAACACAAGCCCTTCTATCGAACCCTATCGTGCCAATGTGTTCCGTCAAGATACATTGTCTGGTGCGTTCGTGTACAAGAATCGTTTCCTCAAAGCAGAGCTTGCAAAGCTTGGCAAAGACGACGACGACACATGGGCATCCATCATTGCCAACGACGGCTCTATCCAGCATTTGGATGTGCCTGATCAGTTGAAGGAAGTGTACAAGACAGCGATGGAGATTGATCAACGCTGGTTGATTGAGCTTGCTGCAGATCGCCAGAAGTATGTTGATCAGGGACAGTCGGTTAATCTGTTCTTCCCTGCTAACGTGTCTGTGAAGTATCTGCATAGCGTTCACTTCCTTGCATGGAAGAGTGGACTCAAGAGCTTGTACTATCTCCGCAGTGAGAAAGTGAAGAAGGCAGACAAGGTTGGTGCTCAGATTAAACGTCAGCGCATCGAAGATGAAATTGATTTGAAGACCATTGCAGACGGCGATAGCTGCTTGGCTTGCGAAGGATAAATATGACAAAGACTAAAGCCGACATTACACAAGAACGTACCATCTTTAAACCGTTCAAGTTTCCTTGGGCATACGAAGCATGGCTACAACATGAGCAGTCTCATTGGTTGCACACTGAAGTGCCAATGTCTGAGGACGTTAAAGACTATAAGAAGATGAACAAAGGTGAGCAGGAGTTTCTGACAAAGATCTTGCGCTTCTTTGTACAGGGTGACTTGGACATTGGTGGTGGTTATCACGACCATTACATTCCTCTGTTCCGTCAACCGGAAGTCAGAATGATGATGAGTGGGTTTGCTGCCCGTGAAGCTTTGCATGTTGCAGCCTATGCTCACTTGATCGAAACATTGGGATTGCCTGAATCAACCTACAACGAGTTCTTGCAATACGCTCAAATGGTTGAGAAGCATGACTACCTCCAGCGGTTAAACACCGCACCTGTTGCTGAGAAGATTGCTGTAATCTCCGCATTCGGTGAAGGTATGCAGTTGTTCTCCAGCTTTGTTATGTTGCTCAACTTCGCACGTAACGGTAAGCTGAAAGGACTTGGTCAAATTATTAGCTGGTCCATCCTTGATGAAACCATGCATGCTGAAGGAATGATTAAGGTATATCGTGAGTATGTTAAGCATCACCAAGACGAGACAACACCTGAGCAAATCAAAGAGATTGCTAAAGAGATGGTGGCTATTGAGGACAATTTCATTGACCTTGCTTTTGGTATGCTGGAAGTTGAGAAGCTTACAAAGGAAGAAGTGAAAGACTACATCCGCTACATTGCAGATCGTCGCCTCATTGCTATGGGTATGAAAGGAATCTACAAGATCAAGAAGAATCCTTTGCCGTGGGTTGATGGCATGCTTGGTACATCGCACACCAACTTCTTTGAACAGAAGGTTACAGACTACAGCAAGGGTGCTCAGACTGGTACATGGGACGATGTATGGGGTAAAGCAGTATGAGACACTTCACTGTCAGCTACAGCAGTGCCAGCAACGTCTTCAAAGGTGTGTTGCATGTTGAGGCTATGACGATCTCTGACGCACAAGACAAGTTTCTTTCTTGGCTTCGTGAACAACCCAGCTACACACATCTCTGGCAACTCTCGTTTGAGTTTGTAGAAATTGGTGCTAGTTTGTAAAACAACGAGGAAGTTCCTATACAATGGGGCTTCCTCAACCAACCAACGGAAGTACATCAATGGTTACTAAACGAAAGGTGGCAACACCTTCAACGCTTGATTCACCTGCACCAGCTACAAAAAACAATAGCTTGCGTGTACGGCTTGATGACATGTCAACAATCCAACCCAAGACAGCAAAGCAGAAAGAGTTCTTTGATGCCTACAACGCAGGAGACTACTTCATGTGTCTGCATGGCGTTGCTGGTACAGGTAAGACCTACATTGCCTTGTACAAAGCGCTTGAAGAAGTGATGGATAAGACTAGCCCTTACAAGAAGGTTGTCATTGTTCGTAGCTCTGTGCAAAGCCGTGACATGGGTTTCTTACCCGGTGACGCTAACGAGAAGATGGAGACATTCATCCAACCCTATCGTCAGATCTGTGCTGATCTATTCAACCGCAAGGATGCATGGGATCGTTTGTCCGAGCAAGGCTACATTGAATTCATTTCAACCAGCTTTATTCGTGGCACTACCTTTACCAATTCGATCTTGCTGGCTGACGAGATTCAGAACATGACGTTTGAAGAACTTGACACCATCGTTACTCGTGTTGGTCATACGTCGAAGATTATCTACTGCGGTGATATTCGACAGACCGACTTGAAGAAGAAGGATGACAAGACAGGGTTGCCAAAGTTCTTGGACATTGTTCAGAACATGCGAGAGTTTAGTCGTTTTGAATTTGGCATGGACGATATTGTCCGAAGCTCTCTGGTCAAGAACTACATCATTGCTAAAACACTTTATGAGGATCGTCAATAATGGTACTTATCGAACTGCGACAAGGCATCGGCCTTGACATTGAATTCAATCAAGACATCTGTCATATTGCTGACACTGATGAAATCGACAACGGTTTGTTTGCCTTCATTGGCATCATTCTTTTGTTACCGTTCATCAAGATATACATTGGTGAAATGAACTTGATTGGTAAAACAAAATGATTGAAGTAGTTATTACAGGCGACATGCTCGTCACTGCCAGAGATAAAGCTGCAGACATGGGCAAGCTACACAACAGCATCATTCGTGGAGCAGGCAATCTTGCTGGCTTTCTCGGTGAAGCCATTGCACAACAAGTCATGGGTGGTGAATTAAACAACACCTATGAATACGATCTTGTTCTTACCAATGGCAAAACAGTGGATGTGAAAACAAAGCAAACCTCTGTCAAACCACTTGATACTTATGAGTGTTCTATTGCTGGTTTAAATACAACTCAAGAGTGCGACTATTATGCTTTCGTTCGTGTGAAGAACGACTTCAGCGTAGGTTGGTTCTTAGGGGTTTACGATAAGAAGCAATATATGCTTGACAGCACATTCATGAAAAAGGGTACAATAGATACCAGCAATGGTTATGTAGTTAAAAGCGATTGCTACAATCTTAAAATCAACCAACTGAAGGAGCATACTTATGCCATCCAATAAAGCAACCATCATCTTTACCGACGACAATGACGGTAGTCTAAGCATCCAAATCTTGTTCGATCCTGAGAAGCCCAACAAAGAAAGCAACGCACACATCGCTGCTATCTTGGCTCATCAATACATCGTTGATAAAGTTGAAGAGGCAACAACAGATGAATCAGCCTGAACAACCAGTCAAGCGCACGTCAGTGACCACGACTGACATGCAGCAAAAGACAAAGAAGGTGGAGTATTATGTTGTGCCTGACACAACTACTACGCTGTGTTTCATGCATTTGCATTGTGGCTTTCTTATCATTGGTAAGAGTGCATGCGTAGATCCTGCCAAGTTCAATCAAGGTCTTGGCGAGAAGTATGCGTATGAAGATGCCATTAACAAGATGTGGGAGCTTGAGGGCTACCTTCTCAGTAATGAACTTTATGGAGACAACTATGCAGCAACAGCGTCCTGAACGACCAGCACCGTTGAAGATTCAGTTTGGTCAAGGTCATTACGCATTCAGTAGAGGTTGGATGAATAACCAATACGATCCTGAATCGGTGGCTGGTAAAGAATGGCAACGTGGATTCGACGCTGCCTACTTCGACAATCTAGCACGAATTACTAAGTAGTGATATAACATCTCCTTTCCAAAGTAGCACAGCGGTAGTGCAGCAGACTGTTAATCTGTTGGTCGTAGGTTCGATCCCTACCTTTGGAGCCATTTATATGTATATCGGTAGCTCAATTGGCAGAGCAACGGATTCCAAATCCGTGGGTTGTAGGTTCGACTCCTACCCGGTATCCCATAATAACGTGCAGTGGATAGTGTAATGGTTTAGCACACTTGTCTGTGAAACAAGTAGATAGAGTTCGATTCTCGTCCTTCTGCCCAAATGAAAACGCCAGCGTAATTGCTGGCGTTTCTTTTTGTCGGTACTTATCAACAACTACCGACGACTTGCTAGTCCACCCTTCGCCAGCTTTGGCACAAACTTTCTCACCTCATCCAGCGGTTTGACTCGCTTGGCTTCATCAACAGCGGTAGAGACTTTTGGATCAGACTGTTTGAACCTGTCCAGTTTATCAATAAGTTCGTACAAGTTCTGTGCTTTTTGCTTAGCACCACCATCATACAATATATCAGCAACCTCACGCATCTGAGCTTTGATGCTTGGGTTATTACCGAGATCACCTTTACCAGCACCACCAGCAAATAAGTCGATGGTTGTTTGATATTGCTGACCAAGACCAGTCTTTGTAGATGTTGCAGTAGCCATGTCCAAGTAGCTGTTCATCAAGTCTTTGATGCCTGTATAAGACATGTACGCAAGCTTCATCTTCTCTTTAGGGGTTGATGAATTACGAGCGAGATTCATATACTCAGATACAGTTTCTTCTTCACGTTTCATCACTGCCCGAGTCAGACCCTTACCGCCAGTATCCAATACCTGAGCAACATCTTTCTCACCGCTACGCAGCTTAGCATCTCTGCCTTTCACGCGAAGCTTCTCAGCTTCCACCATCATGTCTTCTGTTTCCAAGAAACCAGCACGAGGCAGGCTAATAGGACGGACAACACCGGGTGCGCCAGTGACAGCACGAAGGATGGTATTCAAGTCTTTACTGTCATACTTCTCAGGGGCCATGTTGATTTTGTTGAACACATAATCAGCATATGGAATCTCTGTGACAATATAGTTCTTTGGATTTGTTCCACCAAATGGTGCGCCTCTAAAACCAAGATTCAAGTCTTTAGTGAACGATGGAGCACCAACCATCATCTCGGCATGAAACTTATCATGCTTAGTTGGATCATCAAAACCTGTCTTCTTCAAAGTATCGATGTCTTCTGTAACACCTTGACCGTGGAACAGCTTCACAGGCGGCACATCCTTGTACTTCTCACGCAATGTGTCAAGACGTTTCTGGTATTGACCAGCCATCTTCACAGCGTCAGCAAGCATCGCAGGATCTTTAGGGTTGAGTTCTACACCACGCGAGTAGCGATAGTCACCCAATACCACACCCAACACATCATCGTCAATAAAAGCAAAATCGTCGTTGTTACGCAACTTAAAGAAGCTGTCTTCACGAGCTTCCTTGATGGCAGAAACAGCAAAGTTGCGTTTAAGAACACTGGTCTTTCCTGTAATTGCGTTAGCATCACCAGACAAGTATTTAGGATCAACACCATACTCATCAGCAACTGGTTCAAATTTCTTAACGACAGCTTTGCCACCAATGCTGACAGGATTACCGTCCATGTCATATTCAACTTCATCCACCAAAGACTCAGCAGCCTCATCAGTCTTCTTAGCAAAAGGCTGTGGTGGCATCTCAGAATACTTCAACCCTTTAGCTTGACCAGTGAAGTTGTGCAGAGTGTTCTCGTAGTCTTCAGGGTTGGCTACCTTCCAACTCTTCAACTGAGCAGGTGTGTACAACTCCAGCATAGCTTCTTCACCCATGATGTAGTCTTCGTCAGCAAAGGCTTTAGAGGGCGTAGGAGCCTCTATCGTCTGCACTGGTGGGGTAGGTAGGGCTTGCTCTGTTTGGCTCAACACAGGCGCTTCTGGTGGCTTTGCTGCTGCTTCAGGAAGCGCAGGCGTAGGCTTTGCTGTGGTTTTAGGAAGCACAGGCTTTTTACCCATCAACATGTTTGCTGTCTGGTCCAGCGCAGGTGATGTTGTTGTTTCAGACAACCGCTTGTTAATAATATCGTCAATGGCAGATGTTTCAACTGGTGCAGGTGCAGCGCTTTTCAGCCTCTTTGCTGTGTCCAATACAGACTCGGCAGCGCCACCAACAAGTTTCTTACCAACAACTTTAGCTGCAGCAAGACCGCCGACAGCATAAGCAGGAACAAGACCGCCTGCTGCGAATGCCAAGTTACCCAACATAGCGTTGTACTTATCAACAGCTTTGTAGTCTTTAGCTTCCTCAAGGGTAGTACCGTTATGGTCTTTAGCATACCGTTCGTTGATAACCTT